CAGCAACGACTTTGATCGTTGCGGTGTTCACAGGGTTAACGGTTCATGAGTCCACAAACTTGGCGGGCTGATGGCACGCCCATCGAACGTTGAAGTTCTGGGTCGTTACCGCAAACGTGTTGAGGTAGCCAAAAATTGGCGGCGTGAAGAAGGGTACGATGACACTTGGCATCGTCTGATCGACATGTACCGTGGCAAGCAGTACGAGTACGCATCCCCTGAGGATCGTATGACGGTCAACATTTCGTTTTCAACGGTGAACGTGATCGCCCCAAGTGTGGCTGTGAACTATCCGAAGATCACGGTGAACGCTGCGAAACCTGAGGATGCGCCACGCGCCATCATCACTGAAGCGGTCATCAATTACTGGTGGAAGCATTACAAGGTGCGCCCACAGTTCCGTCGATCAGTGAAAGATTTCCTGATCGTCGGTCATGGTTGGCTGAAATGTGGGTACAGGTATGTGGAAGAAGCGAAGGTCGGTTCGGACGATGACATCAACGATGCTGAAGCGCCTGGTGGTACGTCTACTTCTACCACGGTGGTGATTGAGGATCGTCCGTTCGTGGAACGTGTGAGTGTGTTCGACATTTTTGTTGACCCTGACGCCACTTCAATGGAGGATGCCCGCTGGATTGCTCAGCGCATCAAGCGGCCTTTGCAAGAGGTGAAGACTGACAAACGGTATTTGGCGTCGACACGCAGCGAGATCAGTGTGTTGGGTGCTGGTGTTTCCACGGATCGGTATCACACTGCTGAGAAGGTGGTTGATGAGGATCAGGGTTATGTGGAGGTGTGGGAGTTTTATGACATTGTGAAGAACACGATGTGTGTGTTCGCTGATGGGGCTGACGGCTTTTTGGTGAAGCCGATGCCGATGCCGTACGCGTTTGGTCACCCGTTTTTGATGATCCGCAACTATGACGTTCCTGACCAGTTTTACCCAATGGGTGATCTGGAAGCGATTGAGCCGATGCAACGCGAGTTGAACGAAACCCGTACACAGATGATGAATCATCGTAAACGGTATGCACGCAAGTACCTGTTTCGTGAATCGTCGTTTGATACTGCTGGTCGTGGCGATCTGGAATCTGATGTTGACAACGTGATGGTGAAAGTCATTGGTGATGAACCGTTGTCGAATGTGGTTGTGCCGTTCCCTTCGGTGATGACCCCACCAGAGTTTTACAACCAGTCACAAATGATTCAGGGTGATGTTGCGAACGTCAGTGGTGTGTCGGAGTATCAGCGTGGTGCGTTGCCTGAGATTCGTCGTACTGCTACTGAGGCGTCGATTGTGCAGGATGCGTCAAATGCGCGTGCTGCTGACAAGTTGGCAACGATTGAAGCTGCGATTGGTTTGGTCGCACAGAACCTTGTTGCGTTAGCACAAGAGTTCATGACAGGGGAGCAGGTGGCCCGTGTGGTCGGCAAGGATGGTGCCCCGTTGTGGGTGACGTTTGATGCGGATTACATCAAAGGCGAGTTCGATTTTGAGGTTGAAGCTGGTTCAACCCAACCGAACAACGAGTCGTTCCGTCGCCAGTCTGCGTTGCAGCTGGTTGATGCTTTGGCCCCGTTCGCTCAGGCTGGTGTGATCAACATGGAGAAGTTGGCTGCACGGGTGATGCAGTTCGGTTTCGGGATCAAAGACCCTGAGTCGTACATCATGGCCCCACCACCACCTCCTGGTGCTGATCCGAATGCACCGCAGGGTATGCCACAAGACCCTAATGCACCGCAAGGTATGCAACCTCAGGGCGCGCCACAGCAAGGTATGGATCCTGCTGCTGCCGCCCAGCTGGCTGATCTGATTCATCAGCATCAGCAATCTGGTGCGTAGGTAACAGAACTTTCCTTTGTTGAGCAACCCAATCGTGGGACTCGGTAAGGAGTTGGGCGTGTCTGACACGTTTGAAGATGAAGTCCTTGAAGACGACCCCACTGATGGTGGACAAGTTGACGAAGCGGATGGTGCTGACCTTGTTGGTGATCTAACCGATCTTGACATCGAGATGTACCGCAACCATCAGGTTGCTGTACAAGTCGATGGTGAGGAACGAAGGATTCCGATCAGCGAAGCGGTTGCTGGTTACCAACGTCAAGCGGATTACACCCGTAAAACGCAAGAGTTGGCTCAGCAACGAACAGAACTTGGTTGGGCTGCGGCTATACGCAGTGCATTGGATAACGACCCGCAAGGGACGATCGAACTGTTGCAATCACATTTTGGTGTCGCTAATGCTGCACCAACAGTGTCGTCGCAAACAGAGGATCGTATGCCTTGGGATGACGACCCAGCACCTGTGGATGCTCGCACAGCGAACCTTGAAGCTCGCTTAGCGAGGTTTGAGGAAGCACAAGCCACAGCAGATTTGCATGCTGAGGTGGCCCGACTCCAGTCCAAATATGGTGCCGATTTTGATCCGCAAGAAGTGGTGCAAGCAGCAGTGTCTGCGAACTCCACCGATCTGGAAGCAACTTTCAAACTGATCGCTTTTGATCGTGTCATGTCTCGTCAAGGCAAAGCAGCCAAAGCTGCTGTAGTCGACGGTGAGAAGCAAGCCGCTAAACGGGTTGCTGGTGATGCGGTGTCAAGCGGTGCAGCGTCGAAAGGTGTTTCAGATAACGCACCAATCCTGTCTATCGCTGATGCGTACCGTGCCGCTAAACGGTCGGTCGCCAACTAAGTCTCGGAAGGACTTTTCATGGTTTCCCCAAACACAAACTTTGATGCACTACTCACTACCACCCTTGCCAAGTATCGCTCACGCCTTACTGACAACATCTTCCTCGACCGCCCACTGACCCAGTGGCTGTTCGCGAAGGATCGCATCCGTTTCGATGATGGCGGTGTGAAGATCGTTGAGCCTCTCATCTACGGTTCGAACGACACCGTTCAGACCTATTCGGGTTACGACCCGATCGCTCTCACCCCACAAGAAGGTATCTCTGCCGCAGAGTTCGACTGGAAGCAGCTTGCTGGTTCGGTCGCGATCAACGGCCTTGAGGAAGCGAAGAACAGCGGCGAAGCCGCCATGTTGAAGCTTCTTGATGCCCGCGTGATGCAGTTGGAGGAATCGTTGAAGGACAAGTTCTCAACAATGTTCTTCGCCGCAACCCCTGGTGCGAACGACTTCAACAGCCTGCCGAAGCTGATTTCGGACACTGGTATTGCTGGCAACATTGATGCCACCTCAACGAACACTTGGTGGAGGTCGTATGTGAAGTCGGCTGCTGAATCACTGTCAATCGGTGGTGGCACCGCTGGCAACAGCATGACTTCGGCTTACAACACTGCGTCGAACGGCAACGATCACCCCGATCTGGGTATCACCACCCAGCTTCTCTTTGAGAAGTATGAGAGCTTGCTCCCAGCTTCGGTGCGTTACACCGACACGACAACTGCGAACGCAGGGTTCCAGAATCTTCTGTTCAAGCAGATGCCTGTCGTGTTTGACACCAGCTGTACTGCTGGCGAGTTCTACATGTTGAACTCCAAGTACATCCAGTTGGTTGGAATGTCGGGCAAGTGGATGGAGCAGACACCGTTCTTGCGTCCTGAGAACATGGATGCCAAGTACTCGCTGATCCTCAGCTACGGCAACTTGACGATCCGTAACCGCAAGCGTCACGCAAAGCTCACAGCGAAGACCGCTTAATTGGTTGGTTGGGGGAAGAACACCTAAGGGTGTTCTTCCCTTTCAACCTTGTTGTTCACACACATTTTTGAAAGAGGTTCATGTTATGGCTGGTAAAGGTAAAGGCCCAGATTCGCGGGTTCAGGGAAACATCCCAACCCCCAAGATCCCTGGTTCACAAGATTTGGCTGCGAAGGGTTCTGTCTTCATGTCGCATGGTGGAGCTAAGGCTGGCAAGGGCGGTAAGTGCTGATGCCTAACAAGCCAATACCAAAGCCAAAGCCAAACGGTGGCCGTCAAGGTTCCCCAGCTTCGACTGGGGCGGGCATCCCGCTGCCAACCCACAAATTGGTAGCGAAGAAAAAGGCCGCCGTTAATCCTGGCACCCGCAAAGGAAGCCCAGGCAACTCGGCATTCGTGAATCGGGATATGAAGAAGGCTAAGGCTGAGGCTAACAAGTATGGGTCAACCCGCTGATGGCTACCGCAAAGAACGCCAAGGGTTACAAAGCCCCCAGTAGCGCGGTGAAGGGTGCAAAGCCCGCCGCTAAGCGTGTCGCTGATTCAACCACCCGTGGTTTCGCAGGTTCATGGGCGCAGTCAAACACCCAAAAGGGTAAAGGCCGCTAAATCAATGGGTGATGTTGTTCTTCATCTTCGGTTGGTGATCCAAGCACCAAACCCTGTTAAGCGTGTACGTCCACGCATCAAACCTGACACCGAGACAGTGGACTCTGCGGAGTCCACCGTCGAAGACGGCAAGGTTGATGCTGGCGAAGATGCCGCTGAGGGTGAACCGAAGGTGGAGAACGACCCACCTCAAGGTGTTGGTTTGAAACCGAAAGTGAAACAGGATGTTTCACGGTTGGATCAGTACCGCACCCAGTTCGCTTTGGATCGTATGGTTCCAAAAGCGAAAGCCAAATCGTTACCGTTCAAGGGGTAACACGCACAGCTATCTGTGATGGCTGTGACACCTGTTCTTTCCCACAAACTGTACGGCGAACCTGTGACAGGTGCCCGCCTTTACGATCCTGAAACCACCAAACTTGCACCCCCAGGTGGGATGCCGTACGAAGGCCGCGGTCGTTGTGTCGCCAAAGCTGACACTTGCGACGCGTACCCTGAGAAAGACTCAGAGTTTTGTTACGCCCATAACCGTGCGTTGCGGTTGGCTGCGGCAAAGAAAACTGAGGCTGAAGATGCTGCCGCTGCTGCTGTCGTCGCACAGGTCGCTGAGGATCACCGTGTGTTTGTGGAACATTTGAAGCAGGTTGAGGTTGATGCGGCATGCGCTTTGGCGAATGCCGCTGAAGCAGTGCGTGCGGCGACAGTATGAACCGTGTCGATTATGCGACTGCGGTGAGGGCGATCACCGATTTGACGACGGATGATTTGTCGGACAACACGTTGTATTTGTATTTGAAGAACGGTTATCAGCAGCTGATGGCTTCGCAGCGGCGTTGGCCGTGGCTGGAGGCGTCTGCGACGTTGACCACTGTGGTTGATCAGCGTGCGTATCCGATCAGTGCGATTGGTGCTGATTGGCGTGAGGTGATTTCGATCATCAACCCAACTACACCGCACACGTTTCAGTGGATTGATTATCCTGCGGCTGAACGGGTGTGGATGGGTACACGTGATGTTGCGGGTGTCCCGTTGTACTGGTCGAAGTGGGAGGAGAACATTTGTTTGTTCCCGAAACCTGTTGCTGTGTACGGGTTGGTTGTGCGCGGGTATCGCAAAACGATCGATTGGACGAACAGCGATGGTGTTGAGGCTGATCTGGATGTGCGGTTACAACCTGTTCTGATCGATTTTGTTATTGGTGAGATTTACAAGTTGCAGGAAGATGTGCAGATGTCCCAGTTTTATCATGCTGCGTACGCTGAGGCTGCTGGTCGTATCTCTGCGGATGTGATGCGTGAACCTGCTGCTGGGCCGTTGGTGTTGTCTTCTGGGAACAAGCTGGTGTTGCCGCATGGGCCTCGCCTTGGCGGCTTGTACTGGGATATTTGATGGCTGGCCGTTTGCAGGTTGCTCGTACTGACGATTTTACGGGCGGGTTGAATCTTCGTGCTGACGCTTTTCAGTTGGGTGGCAATGAGTCACCTGATTTGTTGAATGTGGATATTGATCCGCGTGGCGGGTTCTCGATGCGTCGAGGGATTCAACGGTGGAACACTGCTGCTGTCGGTGCGATTGCTGCTGCTTCGTTTACTCCGAAACGGTTGTGGGTGTGGGAGACAGCAACACCACAAGTGTTGGTGGCTGCGAACAGCAAAATCTTTTATTCCACCGCTGGAACATTTACGGACACAACGATCACGACAACCGCAGCACATGGTGCTTCGTTTGCCGCATGGTCTGGTGCGACTAGCGCCGTGTATGTGTCGTCTGGTTCAGGGTCGGTTGGCAACAAGTGGTCTGGGTCTGCGAAGACGGCGTTGACGGCGTCTGGTGCTGCGCAGTGGCAAACCTCGTTTGCTTCACCTATTGGGACGCACATGCCGAAAGCGGATCATTGTGCAACCCATCAGTCACGAATGTGGGTGGCGTCAACCAATGAGGACGCTACAGCGTTCCCTGACAGGGTGAGATGGTCGCATCCTCTGTTCCCTGAGTCGTGGCGTCAAGAGGATTACATTGACATCCCTGAGGGTGGCAGCGGGATCACAGCGTTGGTGTCGTTTGGTGAAACGTTGTTGGTGTTCAAGAAACGCAGTGTTCACGCCATTTACGGTTTCGATAATGACACATGGTCGAAGGTTCAGTTGACTGGCAAGTTGGGGACGGTTAGCCCGCAAACGGTTGCTGTTACTGAAGGCATGGTGTACTTTTTTTGTTGGCCTGATGGTTTGTTCGGGTTTGATGGTCAAGGGTTCCATGATTTGTTCATGTCGATGCGCCCGTTGATCCAGCTGGGTTCGGTAACTGATGCTTCGATCACGAACTCGCATGTTGCGGTTCTGAATCGTCGCATCTGGGTGTCGTTGCCTGCGGGTGGCACTTCGACTGCGAACTTCAGTTTGGTGTTAGACCCGACGTTAGGGGACGGCGGGGCGTGGGTGAAGTTTCAGTTGGCTGGCAATGTTGCTGGCGTGACAGCTGGTGCTGATCTGACGTTGGCTTCAGGCCAACGTCTGTCGTTGGCTTGTCATCCGACTGAACCGTATGTGTTGCAGGTCGATGTGAAAGATGCGG